ATCTTTTTCATCTGTATGTTTTAACATGGATTCCATTATAAATTGTTGGGTTAAGTAAATATTCATTACTTTTCCATAAACAGGCTCAGTATTTTGAAATTGTTCTAAATTTTTAAAAGTTTGGGTTTGGTAATCAATTCCTGTCATGTTCATGTTAACTATGCAAATTCTAGGATCTAAAGATACATGATTTGGTAAAGTATACATTATATTAGAATCTATATCAGTATCAATATCAACAATACTAGGGTTAAACGGATTTTTAGATTTAATTTGATACATTTGCTTGTCTCTTAAAAAACCTAAAAAAGTACCAAATCTAATATAATATTGATAATCTGTAGGTTTTAGATTTGGAACGTAATAATGATCTGCAAAAAGTGAACTATTAGGGTATAATCCAGTTTTAATCCATCCTTCTCTTCTATTAATAGTAAAACCATAGGGAACTAATTTTTTTTCTTTAGTACTTAATTGTTGTAACTCATAAAAAACATCTTTATTATTTCCTATAGTATCTTCTTTAAAATCTTCATCTGATTTTTCTGCAAAGTTTTTATTTATTTCTTCTTCTTCTTCTATAATTTCATCATATTTTTCTAAAATTATTTTTTCATTACTTACAGCTATATTAAAATCATTTAGTATAGCATAGGGGGGCATATTATTTTCATGGATATTTAAGCTTTCTTTTAAACTATCTGAACCAGCCCCTAGTACTAAATCATTAACTAATGGAAGATTAGGATCAAAAATTCTAGGAGAATATTCACTAGCTTCTTCATCACTCCCAATTTCATCTAAACTAACTACATATTTAGTAGTATCTAAAATAGCACCTCCTTCTTCATTTAAAGTAGAGGTTTTAACATAATAAAAAATTTTGCCTGTACTAGTAACAGCTCCACTATATTTTTCCTTTAATATATTTCCTATATAATTTGGATCATCTCCATAACCTGAAGCATTAAATCCTGAAAGTACTAATTCACCTTGATTATTTTCTATTAATAATTCGGTATCTTCTTTACTATAAAATCTTAACTCTAATTCCTCAATTTCTCTTTCTTTATAAGTAAAATTAAAGGGAATTAATTTATCACCAATAATAGTATTTTTAGGGTTAGATAAAAGTAAAGCTCTTTTTGCTTCTTCTTGTTCTTGGGAAGTAGCAGTTGGATCTATTGTAAATTCACCAGTGCTTGCATTGTAGATAAGTGCATTAAGTTCTCTAAATTTTTGTGATTCATCATATGCTAATTTAACCTGGTTTAAATTATTATTAACTCTTGCTGATGTATCCTGACCTACACTTTGACCATATTCTTCTTCTATCTTATCTACATTTGATTCTCTAAAAGCTTCAGTTTGTCTAGGTAAAAAAGTTTCTTCTCTTATTTCTCTATTATTCCAATTTCTAATATCCATAAAATAAGCTGCTAACTTATTATTTTGATGATATCTCTTTATTAAATCTGTTTCTGTAGTCAAGGAATTTGGGTCTTCAGATATTGTAGTTATTCCTAGGGATGAATTTAATTTTAAAGATTCTATAACATCCCCTAAACTATATAAAGTAATAGTAATATTATAACTTCCATCAGGTTGAAAATCCCAATTATAATTAGTAATTCTACCAAAAAAAGCATCATAATTACCTCCAGTTTCAAATCGTTTTTTTTCTATTATAGGTAAAAGTTCTAAATAGGTTTTACCTATTAATTCATCAGAAAAAAATTTGTTTTCTGTTATAGTACTTCCCATAGGAGTTATATCTCCTTTATAATTTACATAAGAACTATGACCCCATTCAACTAGTAAAGTAAAACCTAACCTTAAATATAATAAATCTATTATATCTAACTGGTATTTATTATAAGCTTTTAATGTTAATGTAGCAGATTTTAAAGAACCTTTATTAATATTTTGAATATCCATGCCTATTATCCCGGGGGTAGGTGCTAATCCAAATTCAGGACCCATTCCTCCATATAAAGCATTATTTTTATATCTATTAGTAATATTTCCGGTTTTTTTATCATATGTAGGGTTCCATATCCCTTCTCTTTCTTGAAATTTATTTCCTTTTAATGATGATATTCCATTGAATAAAATAAAATGTTTAGCTAAATCTGTTCCAGGACTAAATTCTTTTTCTAATCCTAATCTTTTAAGTCTTTCTCTTCCTAATTTTGTATCTTCTATAAGTACAGATGAAGCTACTTTTAACCAAGCATTTCTAGAATTTAAATAAGATATTTCTTGAGGAGTTCTTAGTGAATTTACACCACTTCCCTGTATTTTTTGACGCTCATTTACTTGTCGTCTAACATAATTATTGAATCCTTCTCCTACTAAATTTCCCATAACTTAAGGTTATATTTTAACATAAATAATTATTCTTCAGGAGCAAAATTGCTTTCATTTAATCTTTCATACTCTGATATAGTTGGAGATGGATTAGAAGGGATTCTTATTTGGGATCCTATTGGGGGTGTAAGTGAACTTTGATTTAAACTAGCATTAGCTATAGATATAATCCACCATAAAGAAGAATCATTGTAATACTGTTGAGCTAAAATATCATATCTATCTCCTATAGTTGTATAAATGTATATATCTTCAATAGATCTTGGGATTTCTGGGTATTTTACAGTAGTATACATTTGTTGGCCCTCTTGTGATTTAGTTAATGGAGTAAAATTATAACGTCTCATATTTTATTTAGGTCTTTTATCATAATTATTATTAAGCCCATTATTTAAAGCTAAATATCTTTCATTTCCATATCTAGTAACTGGGTTATATTTATCATTTGATCCCCCAAAAATAAGTTGTTGTTTAGATGGTCTAAAGTTATGAATAGGAGTAAATGTAAATCCTGTTACCTTACATATATGGGGCATTTCTTTAACACTATTATCAGAATAAATAGTATTATCTTTATCTCTAAGTTCTTCACTTGAAGGAATTGCTATTTCCCAAGGTGATTCTTGAGGAATTTCTAAATTTATTGCTTTTATAAATCCTGGAAGTTCATAACACCAACCACCTAAAGTTAATTGAACTAAAGGTCCTGTCATATATCCCGCACTAGTATAATCTGGGGCTAAATTAGAAACAAGAAAATTTAATTTTCTGTACATTTCCATTATTTCAGGTCTTGATTGGGCTGCTGCTGTAAAGGACATATTAATACTTCTATCAAATCCTGTATAATTATATAAAGCTTCTCCTCTTCCCATATATTTTTGAGGAGTCCATTCAGCATTATATGCATCATTAAATGAATCTATGAATGCTCTAAAATGAATAAATTGTTTATTATCCGGGTTTTCTGAATCTATTGCAGCTATTCTGAATTTTACTAAATCATTTTTAGCTACATCTTCTCTTACATTTTTAGATTGGTATATAGGTTGGGCATTAATTTCATCCACTGCTCCCATGGGCTCATTAGTTATAGGATCTAATTTCCCTAAAGTATAATTTATAATATTTCCTTTTTGTCCTGGGGATTTATAGTGTATTCTGGAAGTTGCAGGACCATCTATTGTTCTATTTTTAGCAGCATCATAAGAAGGGGCTATTCCTGTAACAAAAGATTGTTTTTGTTTACTTATTTCATAAATTTCTTCTCTAAAATCTGTTATAGTATTATCTTTTCCTTTAAAAACATCAAATCCATGTAATCCATTTTTAATATTTCCATTTGCATTTTCATTAGTTTCACGTACCGGTACATCCTCACCTTCTATTGATGATATAGGGGCAGGAGGAAAAAATCCATTATTTTGAAGAAAAGAATTACCTACTCCTGTTCTTAAAGGTGCACCATATCTATCTGTTGCAAACGGTATTCTTGTTTTACCTATTCCTACTATTGAATTTGGTCCCCCACCATAAGCTAAAATTTCAGTAGATCTATCAGAAATTTGATTTGGCTTTAATAAAGATTTGTTAATTTTAATTTCGCCTCTTTTATTAACTCTTTTAGTTAATCCTTCATCACCATCTATTTTAATTTGTGTTAATTGAACTAATCTATTATTTTTAACAGAAATTATTTTGTTTTGACCAAATAACGGATCTTTTTCTTGTAATGTATCTAAATAGGTATTAGGTCCTCTAAAAGGAACTAAACCTTGTTTTGGGATATGAAACCCTTCTAAACTAATTCCTGCTTGAGCTAATGTATTTAAAGGAGTATAAACTCCCTCATTTAAACCTATACCACTAGCTTGGGTTCTAACTCCTATTCTTGAAAGTAAATTTTGTTTTGCTGTGAATAAAACACCATTAGGGGAATCTTTATTATCTAAAAATTTTCCTAATCTTCTTACATCCGTAATAGTATCAGCAATTCCTCTAGCTCCTCCTCTAAATAAAAAATCTTGACTTGATGGTGGGATTTGTTCGTTTACCCCAGGAATAGGGACAATTTCATAAGGTTGACCATTGTCTCCTCCCACATAATCTCCAAATTTTAAAGATTTTAAATTAGTTTGTAGTGTTACTAAAGGCATTTTTTATTTTAGTAGTTTCCTCCTATAGGTCCACTAACTGGATAAGTTCCATTACTAAATCCCATCCCTAAATGAGGTTCTCTAGCAGTTAATGGTGATGTTGGTTTATTTCCATTTGCTGCATCTAACTCTGAAGGTTGGGGTTTGGTTTGATAATTTGTAAAATATCCATTAAATGGAATATTTGGATTTCCATTTATAGAATATTCATCTTGGAGTTTTGATTGATCTGTAGCACCTACTGGTGTAGGAATAGTTCCTCCATTAGCTCTAGATAAATCTGATCCTGCTGTTGTTAACATATTTTCTAATCCCATAATTTTAATTTTAAATGTTTATTATAAATATAAAAAAATAAAGTAAGTTTATTGAATTCTTCTTACATTATTTAAAGTTGGTATACCTACTTGATTTAAAGATGTACCATTTAATGCTACCTGGGGAGGTGTATTTTGTAATGTTTGGGTTTGATTATTTACAGCTCCAATTAATTCATCCATTTTCTTTTCTGCTCTACTTTCTTGTCCTTCTTGAATAGCTACATTTGCTCCGCCTCCTAAAAGACCTATTAAACCTCCTATAATAGAACCGGGTATTGCTCCTACTCCACCAAAAGCTGATCCTATAAGTGCACCCGCGGCAGCTCCACCTCCTACTGATAAAGCAGCTCCTCCTACACCGAATTGTTCTTCTTTTAAAGCCTGCATTTCTTTATATTTTGCCCTTTCTTTAGCAGTAGCTGTTCCTTGTACTACTTTTTCTTCAAGTTTATCCATTCCAGATTGGATTCTTTTTTCTCGTTCCTCACTTCCAAAATATTGAAATATTGTACTATTAGCTATGCCTGTTAAAGCATCTGCTATATCTTGTAAAGTTCCACCACTTACTAAATCAGAAAAAATTTCTTTTGCCTTTTGAAGATTTTGTTTAAATGTTTCAGCAGCACTAACTTGATTCATAGCAACTTCAAGATCTTCTTTACTAAGTTTTCCAGCAGCTAAACGATTAGCTTTATCTATTGCACCTGCCTGTCTTAATCTTTTAATTTGGTCTCCTGTTTCAGTTCCCTGAAATTTTTGTTGTATAAAAGCATCCGATAATTGATCAACTGTTAATCCAGCAGCTTTAGCTAAAGCTTCCTGTTGAATAACATTCATTTTAGAAAACTCATTTATTCCTCCAATAGTTTTAAATATCTCTGTAGCAGCCCCAGCATAATCTCCATTTAAAGCTGCTAACCTAGCTCTTTCAAGATTTATATCTCTGCCTATTAATAGTTCAGCAGAAAGTTCATCTGTTATAGATTGTTCAAAATTTAGTAAACTATTAGACATACCTCTAGCTGTTTCTAAATTTATACCTAATGCTGCAGCTTCCATAACACTCTTAGCAAGTTCCTTAGTACTACCTCTAAAATTTATTAAAATTTGTCCACTTACTTTAGACATTTCACTTAATATTTTAGATTGATTAAATAGCATCTTATTCTCATTAGCAAATTCAACTATAGTATCTTGAGTAATATCTAATCCATCTTTACCTAAGTTATTTTGAACAGCAAAAATTTTATTTAAATTAGCAGCTTCTGCTCCCTGTAAACCTAATTGTTTAGTTATTAAAATTTGGGCTTGTAATTCTTCTCTTGTAGGGAATAGATTTAATTTAGATAATTCTAAAAATTCATTCATAGCTACTACTAAATTTTCAGTAGTAGCATACACACTACCCATAGTGTGCTTCATTTCTATTAAAGTATTTCTTACGTTTGTTGCTTCTTGAAATGAAAGAGTAAATTGTTTAGCCATTTGCGTTACCTGAGTATTGGCAGCAAATGCAGCTTCAACAAAGAATTTTAAAACATCTAGTATTACTTTTGCTATTGCTAAAGGTGCAAAGGCTTTACTTATTACTCCTCCTAATGCTTTAAATCCTGCTTTTCCTCCTGCAATAAATGCAGATTGTGTTTTTGCTTGAGCTTTAGCATTTTTTAATAATTTAAGAGCATGACCACCTGATTTTCCTTGAGTTATATCTTCTAAATTAAGAGATTTTATTCTTTCTTTTGTAAGTCCTTTACCTGTTTTTAGCTCTTCAGCAGTTAATTTACTTAATCTTTTTTTTATCTCTGAAGCTTTAGCGTTACTTATAACAGTTTCTCTAGATGCTTTTGCTGCTGCTTCAAACGGTCCAGATAATTTTCTTAAACCTGGAATATCCTTTATTATTTCTGAAAATTGAGAGAAAAAAGCTGTAGAACCATCTAATTTTGCAGAATCTTCAGCCATTCTTCCATACTCATTAGCTAATTCCTTAGCACTATCTCTAGCATTAGATAAATTCCTTATTTGTCTTTGTAAAGTATCATTAACAAATCTATTCTTTGTCTTTCCTTGTTGTTCATATAAATTTTCTATTTGGGCATTTAATTGTTTTACTACATTTAGATTTTTTTCTTGTTCCTTTATTGCCTTAGCTGTGCCACTAGCACTTTTTTCAGCTTCTTGTTGAAGTTTAGCAAATTGGTTTGCAGACCTGGTTATATCTGAAAATGCAGATTTTGAATCAGCAAGTAATTGACCTTGCCTTTGTAATGATCTATTAACTGCAGTATATTCGCTTTTAATATCCGTTACGGAGCTTTTGATAGCTTCAACATTTTTTAAAGCTTCTTTATTTAAACTAAAAAAATCGTCTGCCATAGAATGTTTTATTATAAATATTTAAAAATTATGGCTTTTTGATGTTTTTAGTTATATAATCAGGAGGTGATATTTTTGTATTACGTTTTGCCTCTTCTTTTGCTTCTCCACTTACCCAAGTTTTTTCTGATTTTTTAGTAGCTTCTTCTCTTTCTTTATAAAATTGGTTAATTTTATTATGAGTAAATTTCCTAAGCCATACAGGCATATTGTATACAGTATCATAATCGTATCCTCCTTGGCCATGGAATACAATTTCATGTATAATGTTAAAAATTTTAAAACGAATTGAAGATATGTTATCAGGCGTCAGGCCAAAAAAAGTTAATATTGATGGGAATCATGACCTCCTCACCATGATTTGTTATAAAACTCATGTCAATGTCTGGAGAAATATCTTTAATGTAATTTCTTAAAGCTCTTGCATCTTGAGCTAAAAGATAATTCTCAACAAAATTGGCAATTTCGTTTCTTTCCGTTGTCCCATCAACAGAAACTATTGTGTGTTTTAATCTAGTAGTTACTTCAGCTGAAGTATTTTTTGAGATTTTTGATAGTGATGTAATTTCTTCATCAATTTTATCATTTTCTTTATCTGTTAAAAATTTAAATTCAATTTCTGAGGTAGATTTAGGTAAGGTAAATTTTCCTGTTCCTTGTTCAGTAACTAAAGAAGAATCAAATTCTTTATTTTTTAATTGAGAAAGGTCTACTTTATAATTTTCTTCATTATAAGTAAATTCATAATCTTGTCCATATCCTAAAATACGAGCAGCTACCATAATAGCATTTTTATCTCCAATACATAAATCTTTTAAATCAACTTTTTTCATTGTTAAAGATTCTAGTAATTTATCTAAAACTATTCCTTTTTCTATGAAATTTTGATTAGTTAAAATATCCTCTTCTTTAGCTGTCATATATTTTAACTCTACCTTTCCACTTGATAAAGGATTACTTTTAGGATAAATTAAACCTTTGGAGGGTAATTCTACTTCTTCAGTAGGAAATTTAAATTCTGCCATAATCTTTTATTTATTAATAACTTTTAATTTGCTATAAATATCAATATAAAAAAGGAGCTTGACATAGCCAAGCTCCCTTTAATAAAATATTTAATTTTTTTAAAAATTTAATACACAGTAATCAACTCCTAATGTTAATTCAATTTGTTTTGCTTCATTTTCTGTATCCCAGCTATAATCTCCAAATGTAGCTTCTTTAACAAAAGCACCTTTTAATATCCATTCAGAAACTACATCACCTACTGGGCCTAGTACATTAATTCTTAAATCTTTTTTATAAAAATCAGAATAACCATCTCTACCAGTTACTGATTCATGGTGTAATCTTACCCATTCCATTACTGCTTGTGCACCTGATGGTGTAATTGGATCAAATAATGTCATTGTAATATCATTCCATACTGTTTTACCTTTAACTTTTCTTAAAACGTTAATATGGTTTAATACTACTTCACCTTGTGTAAGTGATATTGCGCTTACTCCTTTAATAATAAAGCTGGGTATACCGTTCATATAAAGAACAAACCTATTAGCTTGTTTTGGTTCAAAAGGTTGGAAAAATATCTGGCTTGAGTCTAATATTGGCATTTTATTCTAATTTATTTCTGGTTATAAATATCCGATTCTTTAATTTTTTAATAGCTTGCTCCACCACCTGCACCATCAAAGGTAGCTCCTGTTGGTTGTACATTGAAATCTAAATAAATAAATTCAGCTGTTCTAGTTGGTTGGATATAAATTTGGCCTACTAACTGATTTCTATCTATAACATCTGGTGTATTGTTTGTATCATCCATTACTACTTTAAAAGCGTATAATCCCTGTCTTTGTTGTACACTTGCTAAGTATGGGTTGACTTGACTTAAGAAATTATTTCTTGTAGCTATTGAATTTTGTTCAAATACTAAGTTATCTGCTATTTGAGAAATGTAATTTTTAAGAGCAATTAATAATCTTCTAACATTTACTCTATCTAAAGCACTTGCTTTTTTCTGCATTGTTTTTTGACCAAATATTACTACTCCTGTGTTTGGGAATGTAGCTATTGGGTTAACATTAGCTCCATATAGTGTATCTCTATTACCATTTGTTAAAGCTCTTTCAGTTCTTAATACTGTTGATAATCCACCTCTATTTAGACCTGCTGGTGCAAACCAAGCTTCTCCTGCTCTATCATTAAATGCATATGCTCCTGGTATCATAGTTGAAGCCGGTACCCAAACTTGTTGTCCTGTATCTGGATCTAGTGTTTGTAACCAAGGCCAATATGTTGCAGCATATGAAGAATCTACTCCTGCAGCCCCATTTGTTACTTGAGATAAGGTTGCACTATATTCTCTTAAATCTATAATAGATAAATTATCTCCTCTAAGTTGAGAATTATTTACTAATGTTGATAAAGGTGAAGAATGATTTTGTCTTGTTAAACCTGGGGCTGAAATAAGGTTATATTGGAATAAATCTTGATTAGCTAGTAAGTTTATTGAATTTGTGTAATTACCCGCTACTAATCCCTGTGTATCAGTACCATCGATAGTTTCATAAAAATTAGCAGCTCTACCTACAAATGGAGTACCTGTAGCACTACCAAATGATCCAGATCCTGCTAATGGAATAGATCCAGTAAATTCAGATTTTGCGGTTCCATTATTATCAAAATAATTTAAAGTTTTAGAATTTACTGATTTTACTCTTACAAATTGACTTAATGTATTATAAGTTCCTTCATTTTTAATATAATAATCCGAACCATCATTAGCTACTACTTGCTTAGAATTACCTATTACCTTTTCAATATAATTCGAAGCATTAGGATCTAGTGATAAATCTGCCCAAGTTTCTAATACTGTCTTAGAAGTAGTAGTATCATTACCTCTTCTAATTAATAAGCTAAATGTTCCCTTTGCCGTATCAGGTTGAACTATTTCCCATCTTAAATTATCTTTAGTACCATTTGTTAAAGTTCCATTTGCTCCTGTAGATCCACTACTATTTGCTATAGTACCTTCTGTTAAGGTTTCTAAAGTAAATGTATTATTAAATGTAGCTGCAGTACCACCACTTAAAGTAACACCTGTATCTGTTCCTCCTGATCCTATTAAATCTATAAATGAACCACTAAATATTTGAGTTCCATTTCCTGGACTAACAGAAGAAGATAATGCTAATACTCCTGCAGCTTGGCTGGCTGTAAAAAGTGCTGAAGCACTAGTATTAATTTCTGTTACTAATCCTGCTACTCCTCCTGTATAAGAAAAGGTATTAATACCTGGGTAATCTGGTAAACCTGTACTGGAAGAAACAAAGATATTTATTTGTCCACCCGCTGTTACAAGTCTAATACCTTCTTTATTTTCTAAAGCCATAGCCCCAACATCTATACTTGCTGTAGCTACAGTACCTGCACTAGCTACTCCTGAATTTGGAATATTAGTACTAGTTGCGGAAGTATAAGAACCTGATACTACCCTAGTTACTAATAGTGAATCTCCACCTTGTTGGAAATAATTATATGCTGAAATTGAAGTAAAGTAAGTGTATTCTACGCTACCACTTTCAACTATACAACCAAAGGTATTTTTATAATCTGAAAAAGAACTAACAAGTGTTGGTAAACCTACTGGTCCTTTTACTGTAGGACCTAAAATTGCTGCTCCAGCTTGTAAGGGTTGTGCTGAGATAAATGTGTTGTCATTTTCTCTTGCTAATACGCCTGGTGATAAAAGTACTTCTGCCATTTTTTAATGAATTAATTTTGTTATAAATATTACAGAAGCTCTTAAAAATGCGACTAAGCCTTAATAAATTCGCCGCTTTCTAAATTTACTGTTCCTTGCCCATATTTTTTTTCTATTTTTTGAGCAGTTGTAGTTTGATTACTCTCTAGAGCTTCTAACTGTTGTTGTATTAAATTCTTTTGTTTAGTAAAATATGTTAATTGGTATTCTACTTGACCTAATCCATAAACTAGATCATTTTGTTGTTTTTGTAACGAAGTTAAATTTTCGACTTCTTCTTTTGTTAAAACTATGTTTTTAGCTGTCTTTGCCATGTTTATAAATATTAATTGTTTATTTAAAAATTAATAATACTTAAAAGTATCATAAAACCATTTGTAATTATTCTTAACCCAATTTGCTGCTTGGGTACCTAGAACCTGATTATAATCTTTTTTTACAGGTTCAACTTTACTTTTTATAGTGTGATCACCATATATACCATATACTTGATCATCTTCTTGAGTAATTTGTTCCACATTATTAAAATCATGTTTAAATTGTGGTAATTCTAAAAAATTATAAACTTTTTCTATTT